TGCACAAATATCTCGCAAAATTTGACTGGCATGGTCAATTATTTTTTATTTTAAGGTTAAAAAGGTATGAATTATTACGGAATCTCATATTTAAAACAGAAGTTAGAGCAAAAAAGGCTCCGTGTACTGAAAAGATATCAGTTCTACGAAATGAAGAATGTCACTTTTGACTTTGGAATATCGTCTCCGCCAGAGCTTAAGTATTGGAATAGCGTTGTCGGATGGTGCGCAAAGGCTGTTGACTGTCTAGCGGATAGGTTGGACTTTTACGGATTCCGTAATGATGTGTTCGACCTAGAAGGGATCTACGACCTTAATAATCGTGATGTCCTGTTCGATTCTGCCATACTCGGAGCACTGATATCGTCTTGTGATTTTATATATGTCAGCGAAGATGCGACAGGTTTTCCAAGATTACAGGTTATCGATGGTGGTAATGCGACAGGTATTATAGATCCTATTAGTGGAATGCTTAATGAAGGATACGCAGTTCTTGAACGTGATGAATTCGGTAACGTTACAAAGGAAGCGTACTTCACATACGAATATACTGCTTACTATGAGAATGGAAATCTTGTTGATAACAGGACAAACAAGGCACCGTATCCGTGCTTGGTTCCATTCGTGTTCCGTCCAGATAGTGTAAGGCCGTTCGGTCATTCAAGAATATCAAGAGCTTGTATGTCTACTGTTGGGAGCGCATTGAGAACCATTAAGAGGTCCGAGATATCAGCAGAGTTCTATTCATTCCCACAGAAGTATGCAACAGGACTTGATCCAAACGCGGAGCAAATGAATAAATGGACCGCAGCTATGTCAGCCATGATGAGTTTCACTCTGAATGACGATGGACAGGATCATATAAAACTTGGACAGTTTACGCAGCAGAGCATGAGTCCTCATGTTGAGCAGCTAAAAATGTTTGCATCACTTTTCGCAGGTGAAGTAGGTTTGACTTTGGATGATCTCGGTTTCCCGCAGAGTAATCCTTCTAGCTATGATGCTATTAAGGCAAGTCATGAGAACTTAAGACTCACAGCCAAGAAAGCGCAGAAGAGTTTTAATATCGGTATTATGAATGCCGGATTCCTTGGAGCTTGTATCCGAGACAATGTAAAGTACCTGCGTTCACAGTTGGCATATACAACACCGACTTGGACTCCGGTATTTCCTGCTGATGTATCTATGTTGGGATCTATTGGTGATGCTATTGGAAAAATTAATACGGCATTCCCTGAATATCTCACTGAAGATAAGATATACGAAATGACAGGACTATAAGCTGTCCGTAGCTTGTAAAAAATAACGGGGAAAGGAAAACTTAATATGGTTGATGTGGTACCGGAGTTACTATCCGAGATCGAAACTTCATTTCAGAAGCACACGATGTCAGATAGGAGACTCGCACAAGTATCGAAACGGATCAGAGACGGTACGGCAACACAAGCTGATGGTCATACTTATGCAGAATGCCTTGGAAAAAACGCATCTAAAGCATTAAGGGATGTTCTCACAGAGGAAAACCTTCCTGATGGTAAGCTGTATTACAATATAGCCACAAGGACAGTAATCCCAACGCTTGAGAATAATCAAAAAATGATAAACGATGCGGCCGCTGATATTCAGAAGGTCATAGATGGAAAAAATAAAATCTATCTAAATACACTTAAGCCGGATTTCCCTAAAGAGAGAGTTAATGGCTTAATAGATAAAATGACCGCAGACGATATCACGTTGGAACAGGCTTTGGTATGGATAAAAGAACCGATCGTAAACAATTCGGAAGCGTTTTTCGATGATTTTATAAGAACAAACGCTGAATTTCGAAGTGAATCGGGACTAAAAACCAAAGTTTCGAGAATCCCGGAGGCAAAATGTTGCCAGTGGTGTGAAAACCTAGCCGGAACGTATGATTATGGTACGGAGCCGGACGAATTCTATGCCAGACACGAATCATGCCGATGCACAGTGACATATATTAACGAGCGAAAGCGTGAATCACAGAATGTTTGGAGTAAAAAGACCTGGCAAAGCACACCGGAAGAATTAGCAAGACGGGCAAACACGCAAAGGCAGACAACATCAGTAGAAGAGCGACAGGAAGAGTTAAAGCAACTCGACAGTGCGAGAAAACGTGCAAAACGGAGGTAGTGTATGAGAATGGGCGAACAAATGCCCTCTTATACCAATGTTGAGTACGATAATACACGAGGTCAAGAAGCAATAGACCTCTATAAAAGCACAACACAGGCTCTATTAGAATGGCAAGAGATCCAAATTAAGGGAATTATGGCTATTAACCCGGATGGATTATGGACTCACATGGTCTATGGACTCTGCGTAAGCAGACGAAATGGAAAAGGCGAGATCCTAGCGGCTCGGGAATTTGATGGAATCATTAACCTGGGCGAAAAAATATGCCACACAGCGCACCGAACCACGACATCGCATGATGCGTTTAATCGTTTATACACTTTGCTTAAAAAAGCAGGATATGAGGAACACTCACGGAAACAAAAGGTTATGCCGGAGCGTTCTTTTTTTGCGTCAAAACAATATGGTCTTGAACATATTGAGATAAGCGGTGGCGGGATAATAGATTTCCGTACCAGAACGAACAACGGTGGACTAGGTGAAGGTTTCGATCTGTTAATTATAGACGAAGCACAAGAATACACATCCAAACAAGAAAGCGCATTGATCTATACGGTCAGTGCTTCCAAGAATCCGCAGACTATACTAGTCGGAACTCCTCCGACAGTAATATCTGGTGGTGATGTGTTCGTAAGGTTGCGTGACTCCGTAATGGAAAATAAAGCACCGGACACGGGTTGGGCGGAGTGGTCAATAGACGAACAGACGGATGATGTATCTAACGTTGATCTGTGGTACAAGTATAATCCATCACTCGGAACGATTCTATCAGAACGTAATGTCCGAGGGGAACTTGCAGGGGATTCTCTTGATTTTAATATTCAACGACTCGGTTTATGGGTTAGTTATAACCAAAAATCGGCTATATCAGAGACCGAATGGGCGGATGTGAAGTTCACAAAGAAGCCTAAATTCAAAGATACATTGTATCTCGGTATTAAATATGGTCGTGATGGCACAAACGTAGCCATGAGTATAGCGTGTCGAACAGAGGACGATAGGATATTCGTTGAAACAATAGACTGTGTATCCGTTAGAGCAGGAAGCCGATGGATGTTTGATTATTTCAGTAATCCGAAGGTTAAGAAGATAGCTATTGACGGAGCAAGTGGTCAGAAACTCCTAGCGGACCAAATGAAAGAACAAGGTTTTAAGGTTAGGCCAATACTTCCGACAGTTCGGGAGATAGTGGTTGCCAATTCGATGTTCGAACAGGATCTCTTTGCAAAAAAAATTGTCCATAGTGGTCAAGAGTCATTGACTCAAGTGGTCACAAATTGCGAAAAGCGTCAAATAGGTTCTAATGGCGGGTTTGGATACAAGTCATTAGTGGAGACATACGATATAGCAATAATGGACAGCATGATACTTGCCTACTGGTTGTGCGCGACAACAAAAGAAAACGCGCCAAAACAAGCAATAAGTTATTAAGAGTCATGGACTTTTAATATAAATCAATTACGTTACTCAACGGTTAAAGAGGGAGGCTATTTTATGGCAGAAGAATTTAAGGTTATTGAAACACAAGAGGATCTAGACAAGATTATCAAAGAACGTTTAGCTCGAAAAGAGCGAGATCTGGCTGAAAAGTACAAAGATTATCTGGCACCGGACCGGATCAAGGATATCGAAGCGGAATTCGAGAAAAAACTCACAAAAGCCAATGAAGATCTTGCCAAGGCTAATGAAAAGATAGCAAGTCATGAGCAAGTGGTTTCAGACCTCACTAACAGAGCGACAAAGGCGGAAAATGATTATCTTAAGAGCCGAATCGCTCATGAATCCGGAGTTCCTTTTGAATTAGCAGGGCGATTAGTCGGAAATACAGAGGAAGAACTCAAAAAAGATGCTGAAAACTTTGCATCGTTCCTCGCTCCGAAGAGTGCTCCGCCACTTCATTCTACGGATTCAAGCACATCGAACACAGGAGATTTAGCTTCTATGCTGAATCAGATAAATCAGCAATTTGCTGCACAAAATTAAGGAGATTTTAATATGGGTAACACACTTCAGCGCGGTGTACTTTTTACACCTGAACAGACAAACAAGCTCTTCTCACTTGTAAGAGGAAAATCTTCTCTGGCTAAACTTTCAGGATCAGAGCCGATGCCTTTTAATGGTGAAAAGGTATTCACATTTAACCTCGACAGCGAAGTTAATCTCGTTGGTGAGTCAGCAGCCAAAGCAAACGGTGGCGGAACAGTTGCTTCTGTTTCTATGGTTCCTGTTAAGATCGAATATGGTATGAGAGTATCTGACGAATTCAAGTATGGTGCAGAGGAACTTCAGCTTCAGTATCTTACGGCTTTTGCAGATGGTTTCGCAAAGAAGGTAGCACGTGGTCTTGATATCATGGCTATGCACGGAGTTAATCCTCGTACTGGATCTTCAGCCGATCTTCTTACGGGAAAGAGTTTTGACGCTGTTGTAACAAATAAGGTTGAGTTTGACGAAGCAAATGTTAACGCTAACGTTGAGACTGCTATCGGAATGATCGAGGCAGCAGAGCACGATGTAACAGGTATGGCTATGGCTCCTGCTATGAAGAACGCTCTTGCACAGCTTAAGAAGGGTTCTACTTCTTACGAGCCTCTTTATCCTGAACTCGGTTGGGGAGCAGTTCCTGGACAGCTTAACGGACTTCCTATCGACTCTAACAGCACTGTTTCATTCGGAAGCAACGTTGATAGAGCTATCGTAGGTAACTTCCAGGATTACTTCAGATGGGGATTCTCAAAGAATATTCCTATCGAAGTTATTGAATATGGCGATCCCGATAACGCAGGTAGCGATCTTAAGGGACACAACGAAATCTACCTCCGTGGTGAGGCATATATCGGTTGGGGTATCCTTGTTCCTGCTGCATTCGCAAGAATTTGTGATGAGGACCCTGCTTCAGTATAAGGAGTTAACTTATGCGTTATAGAAACAAAATCACAGGAATAGAATTCGAGACCAAGTGCGTAATCAGCGGTGATGATTTCGAACCTGTTCTTCCCAAAAAGGTAGAAGAGCCGAAAACAGAGCTAAAAGAGGAACCGAAGGTTAAGGATACTAAACCTAAAACAACAGCAAAGAGGACAAAAAAATGAGTGAACGGTCAGCATTTGCGACAGTGACCGATATCACAACTCTTTGGCGGCCATTAACGGCATCTGAAACCACACGGGCGGAGGCACTGCTTCCGCTCGTTTCTGATGAAATTCGCGTTATTGCTCATTCAGTTGGGAAAGACATTGATGCGATGATCGCAGCGTCAGAGCCGTACGCAAGTGTTGTTAAAGTGGTCACTGTGGATGTAGTAAGCCGTGTTTTAAGGCAGTCAACAGAGGGTGACGCGATGACACAGGAGAGTCAGTCGGCTCTTGGATATTCTTGGAGTGGTACTTATGCCGTTCCGGGTGGTGGAATCGCAAACGCTATCATGAAAAATGACCTCAAAAAGCTCGGTTTACTGTTACAGAAGTATGACAGCATCTATTTATGGCAGGGTGCTAGTGGAATTTAGTTATGATACATGGAATTTCTATTCAACTAGTCAAAAAAACACTAAAAGAGACAGATCCGTTAGGAAATCCGATTTATACAGAGGAAAACATTACTGTTGACGATGTTTTGGTCGGGGAACCATCTTCTAACGAGGTCTTGGATACGCTCCAAGTGTATGGAAAACAGTTAGCTTATACTCTGGCTATCCCGAAAGGCGATACAAATGAATGGGTGGATACGGATGTTATCCTACCAGCACCTTTTACGGGACGATACAGAACAATAGGTTATCCAACGACAGGCATCGAAGAGAATATTCCTCTTAAGTGGAATAGAAAAGTTAAGGTTGAGAGATATGGCTAAAGACGTAGAGTTCAAACTTAATCTGCTAGGACTCAATGATCTCATGAAGTCAAATGAAATGCAGAACGCATTATTAGAAGCAGGGGAAATGGTAGCAGGAATGGCCGGAGAAGGTTACGCTGCCGAGGTCCATGTTGCGAACTATATTGCAATATCGAACGTTTATCCGGACACAAAAGAAGCAGCCAAAGAAAATTATAAGGACAATACCTTATTAAAGGCTTTGGGGGCATCCGGATTATCTATGGTGAAATAGCATGATAGAAAAAATAATATATGATTATTTGAATAGTCTGGAAGAACTTCCGGTAAAAACCTATACGGAAGTACCCGAGACAAGACCTTCTAGGTTTTATCTTATCGAAAAAACAGGGGAAACTATAACAGACCGTATCCGTACAGCTACTATCGCAATAAAAGCACATGGAGATTCCTTATACGATGCTATCGATCTCAACAACAAGGTCATTACGGCCATGTTGGATGGTCTTATCTCCCTAGATCGAATTTCAGGTGTCAAACTTAATTCTGATTACAATTTTACAGATACAACAACGAAAACATATCGATATCAGTCGGTATATGTAGTGACATATTATTAGGAGGAAGAATAGTATGGCTAACATTTCAACAAACGTTAGTACAGGAAAACCGAAAATCAGCGGCGGTGTGTGGGTTGCTCCTAGTGGAACAGCACTTCCCACAGATGCCACTACTGAATTAAGTGGTTTCACTTGCCTTGGTTACGTTTCAGAGGACGGTGTTGAGAACAGTAACGATATGGATGTTGCCGAAATCAAGGCTTGGGGCGGATCTATCGTATTACGTTCACTTAACGGTTTTGCCGATAATTTCAGCCTGTCACTGATCGAATCAAAGAACGTTGATGTCCTTAAGAACGTTTATGGTGATTCCAATGTATCAGTTGACGCAGATAACAATGTTACGGTTAATGTCGTAGCAGAAAACCCGCAGGAAAAGGTGTGGGTGTTTGAAGTTGCCCTTCGTGGTGGTAAAAAGAAGAGAATCGTTATTCCTGTTGGAGCAGTTACAGCAAGAGAGGCTATAACATACAACGATTCAGATGCTATCGCATACGGAATTACTGTATCAGCTTATCCGGATTCTAACGGAAAAACACATACAGAGTACATTGAAGGCGAAGCACCGAGCTTATAAGAGCAAGGAGATAGAAGATGATCGTAAAAGGCACTACCAAAAGTGGTATTAAATATCAGTTAGATTCGAGGATCAAAGACGATGCAAGGCTTTTGTTCTTATGTTCAAGAGCGCAAAATGCTGATGATCCTGCTTTAGCGGGTAAGGCTGCTATGGATATGTTATCCCTGATTTTTGGTTCAGAGGATAATGTTCTCGAATTCATGAATGAAGTGGCCAGAGTCCATAAAGGAGTGTGCCAGGTCAAGGATCTGTGGTCTGAAATGCAACAGATGCTCGAGAGTCTTAATGCAAAAAACTCATAATCCTCGCTTATATGTTGAATATAGGCGAGGATGCTCTTAAATGCGATCTGGCGGAAACCTATCACGTTTATGTCGTGGACTGGGAAAATCCGCCTTATCCAATATCGTATCTTGCTGATTTAGCTAACGGATTAGGCAATAGTAGCCGAATCAGACGTAAGATAAACAATATGACTTTAACGCTAGAAGAGACATTCCAAGCGATTATTATTGATAAATTGGCCATTCTTGTGTGGCAAAACACCAAGGATGGAGTTAAGGGCCGTAATATGCCCGAGAGTGTCTATCGGAAGTTGGAAGGGTTGGACGAAAAAACTAAAGACGAAGTCGAACTATTCGAATCTGAAGAGGCATTTATGGAGTGGTATTCAAGCAAGACGAGGTAAACCATGTCAGATATAGGTACAGCGTATGTCCAAATCGAGCCGTCAGCGCAAGGCATAAGCGGAAAAATTGAACAGGAGTTCGGTGGAATCGGTGAGTCTAGCGGACAATCCTTTAATTCTGGCTTTGGTAAGACTTTGGGCGGATTAGGTAAGGTTACAGCCGGAGCCGTAGCCGCTGCCGGAGCGGGAATTGCAGCCATAGGAAGCAGTTTTATAAGTGCATCAAAAGATGTTGCTGAATATGGCGATACAATAGACAAAGCTAGTCAGAAAATGGGTATATCAGCACAGGCATACCAGGAATGGGATGCGGTTTTGCAACATTCTGGATCGTCAATAGGTGCTATGTCCAAAGGCATGATTACTTTGCAGAAACAGGCCGCTGCCGATTCTGATGCGTTCCAAAAACTTGGAATAACACAGGAACAAGTGGCTAGTATGTCCACAGAGGACTTATTTGCAGCCACGATAGCGGGATTACAAGGTATGGAAGAGGGTGCCGAACGTACGGTACTTGCTCAACAGTTGCTTGGTGGAGCCACAAAAGAGTTAGGTCCATTACTTAATACTTCCGCTGAAGATACACAAGCTATGCGTGATCGTGTCCGCGAACTCGGTGGAGTGATGTCCGATGAAGCGGTTAAGGCAGCAGCGGCATATCAAGACCAGTTACAAGATATGCAGACCGCATTTAGCGGATTATCGCGCAATTTGATGTCCGAATTTCTCCCTGATATTACATCCGTTATGGCAGGATTAACAGAAATCTTTGCCGGAAATGGAGAGGGCGGACTAAAAATGATAAGTGACGGGATATCAAGTCTCGTTGATGGAATAACAAACGCACTTCCGCAGGTGGTAGACACTGGTGTAAAAATACTTGAAGCACTTGCGACAGCCATATTGGATAATCTTCCAAAACTTATGGATGCCGGAATGGATATCTTGAAAGAGATAGTCAAGTATATTATCAATTCTCTTCCGTTAATACTTGAAACAGGTACGAAAATCCTAGTGGAATTGGCTTTAGGTATAGCGCAGTCATTACCGGAACTTATTCCTGCCGCCATAGATGCGGTTCTCGAATTTGTGGATACGCTTCTGGACAACATAGATATGGTTATAGATGCTGCTTTACAGTTGATAATTGGATTAGCTGATGGTCTTATACAAGCATTACCGAAGATTATTGAAAAAGCACCAACTATAATATCAAAACTTGTACAGGCTCTCATAAAATTAGCACCGGAACTCCTGAAAGTGGCATTGGAACTCGTTACAAAACTCGCACAGGGACTTGTAAATAATATTCCAAAGCTATTACAGTCCGGTAGGCAGCTTATAAGCGATCTTATCCGTGCTTTAGGTGATGCCATAAGGAATATAGGTGATATCGGTCGAAATATAGTTGAAGGTATCAAAAATGGTATATCTAATGCGTGGAATAACATGGTTTCTTGGTTTAAGGGCCTGTTCGGGGATTTAATACAGGTAGCCAAAGACATACTCGGAATCGCTTCTCCGTCCAAGGTTTTCGAAAAAATAGGTGAGTTTACCACTGAAGGTTTCGACAAAGGAATGGAAGATTTTGGTGTCGGTGCTATGGAAGACGTCCAGAATGCGATGGATGAGATAAGTGGTGTTTCTGCTACTGTAAATCCGATGCAGGTAGTATCTAGCACGGCAACAGGAAAAAATGCTACTGTTCCGGTTAAGGCCACATCAGATATGTCTAGTGTGGAATCGCTCCTCCAGAGATACCTTCCAATGCTTGAGAATGGTACAAACGTGAATGTATCACTCCAAGGAGATGCACAGGGACTCTTCCGAACAGTACGCAAAGAAGTCAATCAGTTTACAAAATCAACAGGGAACTCTCCCTTTATTGCTCCGGCATAAGGAGACAGTATGGCAGAAACAATAATGTTTGCGATAAACGGGACCGACTATTCCAACAGAGTGGTCGGTTCTGGTTATTCAGTTCAGAAAAACGATGAATACAACACATGGACGGATGCGAATGGTACAGAACATCATTCAGCTTATCGGACGAGGATAGAGGGTAAATTCAACATGAAATTCCTATCCGCAACAGAGTTCGATACGTTCATGGGTGTTTTGGCTCTCGCCAAGAATAATGACCTTACTTATCCGATACAAGTCTATGACAACAAATCGGCACAGACGGTCAGCATAACCGCATTTATTGATTTTACACCTAGTAGATATCGTGCTCCGAATTGGGATGACATGATGGAGCAGATAGAAGTTACGATAAGGGAACAGTAATGCTTAACATATCAGACGAGGTAAAAAACCTCTTTCTACAAGATTCTACAAAGAAACAGTTAGTGATAAAGGTTGATAGTCCCGATTCAAAGACAATTTCGGACTTTAACTATTACACAGGCAACGAGTATTGGTACGGGTACAATGCCGTTATAAACCCGGACGGATTCGACCTAATCTTTAGCCTTGAAAACAATGTTGATTTTCAATGGCTCTATCTGGGCAACTATGTTAGGGCCTCTATGTACTTAAAACTTTCCAACATAACAAGTGATCCCGGCACTCTTAATTTGCGTTGTACCGTGGATAGAGTAAGTGGAGCAACAGAATATTTAGAGACCACAATAAACACGGCCGATTATCTTGTGAGAAATAAAGTTAACTTTTATGCTTACGAGACAAAAAACGAGACCGATCCCATTTTAAAAATAACTTTGCTTGAGATTCATAACACAACACAGACACAGTTTGCCGGATATGTTGAGAGAGACAATTATCAAGTAGAACTTGCCGATACCGTGGACAATCTTCCGACTACATTCTCAACATTGTACTCAAAGGGAGTGGATATAACAAGATATCTTCCTGTTCCAGATATAACGAACGAATATCTTGATTTTGAGTCATTTTCAATGACCGAATCGTTATGCTCACAGGACAATATCAAGTTTGGTCTTTGTGAGTCCGCTCATTGCGAGTTTACAACGGTCGGATATGACCACGATTTAAAGGACAGAACCATTCGTCCGGGAATAAGGGTGCAAGGAACTCCGTCTCTGGAGGACTTGCTTACTGTCAATTGGTGGAAAGATAATGCTGCCATTGTTCCAAAAGGGCAGACATTCCACGATGTTAAGACAGTAACAGGAAGTACATATTGGACATCACACTATCTGTTTTATACAGACATAAATCAATATGATTATTACTTTTCAAAGACTCCGAGAGTAATGATTGGGTATAAGTTAAAGATTAACTCTTTGACAACGGTCTCTGGATCGGCTCCTGTTTATTTTAAAGTTGGTTTTCGTTGCGTATATGCAGATGGAACAGAGCAAAACAAACAAGGAAGTATAAAACATAACTATACAGAAACATCGGACTTTGCATTCTTCTCATTAGAGATTCTTTATGACACACAGGACCACGGAAAGATTGTACAAGTAAAAAGACCATATCTCTTGTGGCATGATGCAGATAAAAACGAGTTAACAAATAGTGATTCATTCACGATAGATGCGGAACTTAAGGAATTTATGGTTTATATGTACGATGATCCCACATTTACGCACTATCCCACTTATGATCCCGATACTTGCTATGTATATGACGGAACAATAGACACGTTCTTGACAGAGAGTTATTCCGATCCGATTCCTTTAGGAGTGTACCACGTTACAGACTTAAAACTTGAACATACACAGAACCTTATCAAGCAGAAAGTCACGGCATACGATAACATCGTTAAACTCGAACAGAATGCAGCCAATTGGTACACACAGTATATGTTTGGGATTTCCTTTGACGAATATTATTCCCAGACGGACAGAGTACAGTTCGCAAGGCAGATTTACGCAACATATTTTAATTTTATGGATGCGGTCGGCATTGAATCGAGGGGAACTGAAACACAGGTTGCATCGTATACGAAAAACGATATGACCGTTGATACGGACTATTACACAACATGGAACCCGGAAGAAGAGGGAAGTCCGTATGAGGCACAGTATCGAAGGTTGGCATTTTACAAGGTCAATATTCCCGATGTGGATGCCTCGAAAATGTACGTTATCTACACAACGAACAAAAACAACATGACCAACGAGCAGATGTTGGCAAGTGATACCTATGTTACGAATCAGTACAAAGCAAAGGTTGATGAACTCGGAAGAGGAATAACCACAGGAAGTATTCTTGTTGAGGTCCTTAATTCAAATAATGTTGCTATAAGGTCTTATTGCTTGGATAGCGGAGATTACTTCACTCTTCCTAGTGGAGCAGACTCGTTTAATATCTATATTCGTGCCGGACTCGTAAATTATTACGGGGATGTATCGGATATCAGCGGACACGAAATGTTCGGGACCATGAAAGTATACTCGACCGACAAGACCGCAGACCTTGTAAACAAGGCTGAAAGGTTGGCTTATTACAACATGGGAACCGGGGACATCTATCCGACAGATTCAAGCATCACAGGCCGAGATGTTATAAGGTCCATTCTTGAGTTGTGTGGGTGCTTTTTCAGACTAGACCGATACAATGGCTTACCAGAGTTTGTTTATTGCACAAAGGGAGGTCTTTATCCGAGAAATGACCTTTACCCGGCAGATGATTTATACCCGAGATCAGGAACAGACCAGATTCTTCCAAATGGAAGGTATATGTCTGTTATACAAGACAATTACTCCGTCAAGGACTTTGGATGCGTACAGATAGTTATTGACAGACGATCAAACGAGACAAAATCAGTTTGTGAATATCAATACCCTCTGAATCCAAAGAACCAAAATGCTTATGTTATAAAAGATAACATTTTCTTATGTGCGGAAGAGGCCACATACGATATCGATGTACTTAACAACATCTTTGGTCCTATGTACCTTCAGATATCAAACATGGGATATGTTCCAAACGTAACAGAGGCTCTTGGGATGCCTTGGATAGAATGCGGAGATCGTATCGGGATTCTGACATTCTCAAGCGGTTTTGAATCATTTGTTTTTAGACGGACCTTAAAAGGTATTCAGCTCTTGATAGATACATACGAAAGCACAGGAGACGAGTACACAGAGGCCGTTAAGGAGTTCGGTTACGAACTATACAATTAAGGAGAACAAAAATGTCATACACAAACGTATATCCCTCAAGAATAAATTGGGAAAACGAGCCGAGTATCGCAAGTCCAATAAATGCGACTAATCTTAATAAAATAGATTTCGCAGCTTACCAATTCGACCAGACATTTGAGACTTGGGATGTCACAAAGGCAAACCAGAGTGATTTACTTCTGTCTGTAAAGAGTATTGATTATGATACCACAACAGGAGTATTCGTTTTCACTTGGCAGAACGGAACCACAAAGACAGTTGATTTAAACATCGAGAAAATCCCGGTATCGTTCTCAATGTCGGCTCAAGGTGTAATAACCATGACCACAGAGGACGGAACACAGTACACGGCAGATGTTGGTTCCCTTATAAAGACATACACGTTTACAGACTCAACGGAGATCGATTTTACTGTCACAACGGATGCAAGTGGCAACAAGACAGTAACGGCAGCATTAAAGGATGGTTCCATTGTCGGAAGTAAACTTGAACCGAACTATCTTGCTAACTGTCAGAGTGCAGCTAATTCCGCAAGTGCAAGTAAGACCGCAGCCGAAGGTAGTGCAGAGGATTCCGAGGCTTGGGCCGTTGGTACAAGAGACGGAGTTCCTGTTCAGAGTACTGATCCCGCTTATAACAATAATGCGAAGTATTGGGCAGAGCATACAACATCATCATTTGCCGGGTTAACCGATACAAGCATTACAAACCCTCAAAACGGACAGGTGCCTGTTTACAATTCAAGTACGAACAAGTGGGAGAATGCCGACCAGAGTGCCGGAGGCGGTTCAACTATCAAGATAACCACATCGGAATCAGCTCTGTATGGCAGAACAGTTACGATCACTTGTGGAACATACACCGAGTCAAGCACATTCAGCAACTCGGGAGAGGCGGAGTTCACAGGAGTTACGGCAACAGGAACGTTCACGATAACCACATCGACCTCTGGAGGAACATCGGTATCGAAATCATTATCTGTTCCGTACTTTGGCAACTATTCGACCACTATCACTCTGTTTTCAGCTACGATAACGGCAACATTTCCGGCATCAAACGGGGCAACGTGTGTTTGTGATGGAGTTACGGCAACAACAAGTCCTTATACCTTCACAGTAGGAGCAACGGGAACATATACGGCAACGTGTACTCTTGACGGTGTATCAAAGACACAGAGTTTCACGATAACAACAGACGGTCAGACAGAAACACATACGTTTGAATACGGCACAATAAACCTTACGTTCGATAACGAGTTTAGAGGACTGACACTTACTTGTACGGACAGTTCTTATACCATTACAAAGACCGCACCTAGTACGGGTAACACAATGGTATTTTATCCGAACGAAACAAACACATGGACGATATCGGGTACTTATAGCGGAGTTACATACACTACCACGGCAACAGTATCAAGTCTGTCTACCCCAGTTTCAGCTATTTTGCAGACCATACCAGACGGTTCAACAGTTACACCGACAGACAGTATACAGACATGGTTAAAGTGTGCGGCTATCAATGACAAGAGTTACACCACGCTTAATGAAGTTTTAGCCGATACCGACACATTCACGGCATTGTTACAAGACAGTAATGCTTGTGATTACATGGCTAGAAGTACAACATGGGCGAGTACGATATGTGCCGATGCCGATGCTATGGCAAGGATAGGTAAGTATGACTACTGTTCTAATGCACTTTTGGGGAATAGTACATGGCTTAATGCTATTGCATCATCAAGTTATGCAGAAAGCATATTTGATATATCCGTACCCAAAATGACAAGCAATACTACTCCTAGCGGTGTTGCAAGTGCTATATCAGAATATCCGACACCGACTAGATATGCGTGGTATGCCTTTAATGGAACTATCGCAACAAATCCCGATTATATATGGTATCCCAATTCACAAGCAACAAGTGATATTTGGATTCAGTACAAGTTTACATCAGCGGTGTGCATCACTGCATTTAAGATAAAGATAGGTACACCGAGTAACCCGAACACAACATCATCGTTCAAGTTGCAAGGTTCAAATGACGGTACAACCTTTACGGATATAACTTCCGTTTATACAACAACATCGTCAGATGAATTGGTATATTCTTTTGAGAATAGTAATTCATATCAGTATTACAGACTTTACTTTACTGATAGCCATATAAGCGGTGGTCAGTACAACGGTGCAGTAAATGAATTACAGTTCTACGGCAGACACGAAGCACAGACCAACATCATTCATTCAGCCGCAAGTGATACGTTGTACTACATAGACGGAACGAGTCAGACCATAGGCACAACAGATACAAGCGGTGTTGGAACAGTGAATTGGTCTAACGTACCCGTTGGAAACCTTACGATTTATTCATCAGTTGCGCATGAACCCGATGATTTAACGAGTGCTTATTCAAAGACCGTTAGAATCACACCGAACACGGTTGAAGTATATGTGATGCCCGATAACAGTTCGTATTGGTACGGTTATAATGCTGACAACATTGAACTAACATCAAGTGAAAACGGATATACAGTATCAACGGGTAGTGCATCGTTTAATGGTACATTGACAAAGAATACAAACAATGTCTATTTAGCAACTTCATCGGGTGGAAATCTATATGCTATTGCAGATAAGACCGCTAGAACGGGAAAAACTACTGCTATATTACAAGGCGTTGGTTCTGATTTAGGCGAGAGTGGATATGGTCGTTTAGGAAATATAACGAATAAATCTGTCAACTATTCATCATTGGCAAACATATCCAACATTAAAGCCATAACAACTAATACCTTGCAGAAATTCCAATTAGCAAACTCTGTAACTGACTACAATACAGTTGTATGGATGTATGGTGGTCAAGCGGTAAATATCTATGCCCTTTGGTACGAATAAGGAGTGACTTATGAATTACGAATACGAAATAGACAAACTAAAAAAGGCAGTAGCAAACCTCAACAACACGGTACTGCAAATGGCAAAGAACAGTACAAAGGAAGTGTCAAAGACCGATAGCACCGCCAACGGACTTAATGTTACAGACGGGTATGTTGAAAAGAACACCGCCGACATTGATTACGTTGCTATGATGACGGATGTTGAATTGCCCGAATAAGGAGAATGACTATGGAACACTCACCTAAATACGATAAAGTAAAAGCATACTATGACAAGGGTTTATGGACTATTGATATGGTTAGGAACGCCGTTGTCAA